TATATTGAAGATCAAGGTAATGGATATGGTGGTTCAACAGGACAAGAATTTCCTATCGTTGGAGATGGAAGTGGTGGAAAGGTTATTGTTGATGTTATTGGCACCAAGATAACAAATACTCAGGTTTCTGTTGGTGGTCAAGGATATACTTATGGTATGGTTGATTTAAGTAATATTTCAGCTGGTGTACCTGCTGGAACAAAAGCAAAGTTAATTCCAATCATACCCCCTTCAAAGGGACATGGGTATGATTTATATAAAGAATTGGGTGCAGATAGGGTTTTAATTTATGCTAGATTTGACGATTCTACTAAAGATTTTCCAATAGATTCTAAATTTGCACAAATTGGAATTGTTAAGAATCCAACTTCAATTGGTTCAACCTCAATATACACTCAAAACCAATTTTCTTCAGTATCATCATTATATTTAAATGCATATACTGCTGTTCCTACAGTAGGTCAAATAATTGAACAAGATATTAAATCTGGTGGTGTAACGATTGGTAAAGCAAGAGCTTATGTTGCTTCATTTGATGTTATTTCAGATAATGATAAGATTGCTGTTATGAAATATTATCAAGATAGATCTTTATATTTTAATCAGACGACTGCTGATCAAACTGATAGAGCATCTATTAGTGAACTTGGAGATACTACTGGAAAAATTTATAACTTCCAATCTACTGAGGATGATAAAGTTAAATTAGTTGGTACAACAAATACTTATACTATAGATACTTCTTTCTCTGGTATTACTACTAATCCAACTGGTAATAAGGTTATTGAACTTGGAGTTGAGTTTGAAAAAGGGATCGCTTCATCTGAGATAAATAATCAGTCGGGTGATATTATCTATTTGGATAATAGAGCATTAATCACTAGAGATAAAAGACAAAAAGAAGACATTAAAGTAATCCTGGAATTCTAAAAAATGCCACAGAAAACAAATTTAAATATAAACCCATACTATGATGATTTTACTAAAGATGATAATTTTCATAGGGTTTTATTCAGACCAGGAAGACCTGTTCAAGCAAGAGAATTAACGACTTTACAGTCGATATTACAAAATCAGATTGACACTTTTGGAAGTCATATCTTTAAAGAGGGATCTATGGTTATCCCTGGTAATGCCGAATATGATAATCAATATTTTTCAGTAAAAATAGATTCTGAACATCTTGGTCTTCCAGTATCATTGTATATTGACCAGTTAAAGGGAACAAAATTAAAAGGGCAGAATTCTGGTATTGAAGTATTAGTCACTGATTATAAATTACCTTCAGATTCAGCAGATATAACTGACGTAACATTATTCATTAAATATCTTAGTGCAAATGATGATAATATAGATTCCAGGTTGACTGATGCAGAATCTTTATTGGCTCAACAAAGTATAACTTATGGAAATACAACCATTGATGTTGGAGAAAGTGTAGCTAATTGTCTATCTTCAAATGCAACAGCTACTGGTAGTGCAGTACATATTGCAGAAGGAGTTTATTTTATTAGAGGTAATTTTGTAAATGTTTCTGCAGATACTTTAATTTTAGATCCATATACAAACAATCCTTCATATAGAGTAGGATTGAATATTTTAGAATCAATTATTACTGCAAAAGAAGATAATTCTTTGTATGATAATGCTAGGGGATTTTCTAACTATGCTGCACCAGGAGCAGATAGATTAAAAATTACCACTACATTAGCTAAAAAGGATTTGAATGATTTCAATGATGGTAGTTTTATTGAAATTGTTAAATTAAGTGGTGGTGACGTTAAAAAAATACAAGATACTAGTGTTTACGCTGAAATTGCAAAAGAATTCGCTAGAAGAACTTTTGAAGAATCTGGTAATTATTCTATTGGTAATTTTAATGTTAATGTCTCTGAATCTTTAAATGATAATATTTCAAATGAAGGTATTTTTCAACCAAATCAAATTACAGATCAAGGAAATACACCATCAGATGATTTAGCATGTGTAGAAGTTGAATCTGGTAAAGCATATATTAAAGGATATAGGGTTGATAGAACAGGAACTACGATTGTAGATGTATCAAAATCAAGAGATACTGAAACAATAGGAAAGTCAAAAATTAAATTTGATATGGGAACTCTAATTAGAGTTAACAATGTTTCAGGAACTCCCTTAATAGAAGTTTCTCATTCTAATAATAATATTGTTAAATTATATGATCTAAGAAAATCTACAGGAGTTCTAAATAGTGCACCTACTAATGCTGTTGAGATTGGTCAAGCAAGAGTATATTCATTTGGATTAAGAAATACTCCATATGTTAATAGTGCTAGTGAATGGGATTTAAGATTATTTGATATACAAACATATACAAAATTGCAGTTAAATCTTGCATTAACACTTACTGAATGCCCTGTTAGTACATTTATTAGAGGTGAAAATAGTGGTGCAAGTGGATATGTTGTTTCAAGATCTGGTAGTGTAGTTACACTTTCTCAAACATCAGGAAACTTTATTAGTGGTGAGAAAGTATTGATTAATGAAACTGATGAATATTCTAGAACTGTGGATAGTATCACTGTTTATGGTGCTAGAGATATAAAATCAGTATATCAAGATAGTACTTCTCTTGGACTTAAAAAGGATTTTACAGCAGATACTGTATTAAAAGAGGTACCATTATTTACTGGTAGTATTGAAGTCGCTCCTGATGGAACCGACATGGCAGGAACAATTAAATCTAGTGGTAATACTTTTACTGGACTTAAAGTAGGATCAATAGTTAAATATCAGTCTGGAGATTTTTCAGCACCTACTAAATTTAGTACATCCGCAAATTTCAATAGAGTTACAGCAATTTCTGCAGATTTAAGCGAAATCGCTGTTTCTGGTATTGGTAGTGTTGTAGGAGTATGTACTGGTTTTGTTGGAGTAGCTACAGGTAGTGGTATAAGTATTGTAGTTCCAGAAATACTTAATAGTCAAACAGGAGGTCTTTATAGTCCTATTGATATTCCTAATGTTTCAAATTTAGATTTATCAAATTCTGAATTAGCAGTTACTACTCAAATTAAAGATGAAAGTACAGATAATACTGGAAAATTAACAGCATCTGTATCAAATATTACAGGTATAACTAGTTGTTTATTTACTGATTTTGATACTGAAAAATACTCTATAATTTATTCTGATGGAACTATAGAACCATTAACTAGTGATCAAGTTACATTCTTAAATGGATTTACTGATATACAAATTGAAGGATTAAGACAGGGTCAAAATAATAATATTACTGTTAATGTAACAGTTGAAAAACAGATTATTAAAGAGAAAGTAAAACAATTTAATAGAAGTAATCAACTTATAATTGATAAATCAAGTTCTGGAATATCAACTAGTATTACTGGATTATCAACAAATAGATATTATGGTTTAAGGGTAGAAGATAAAGAAATATCTTTAAATGTACCTGATGTATATAAAATTGTTGGTATTTTTGAGTCTAAAAATACTTCAAATCCAACTCTAGATAAATTGGGATTTGTATCAGGATTAGCATTAGATACAAATGTAGTTATTGGTGAAAAAATTATAGGAAGTGATACTACTGCAATTGCTCAAGTTGTAAATGTACCATCTCCAACAGAAGTAGAAATTGTATATTTAAATAGTAATTCTTTTACTACAAATGAAATAGTTACTTTCCAGGAATCTAATATTAGTACTACATTACAATCAATATCTTTAGGTAATAATTTAAATATTACAAATAATTATACTTTAGATAGTGGTAATAGAGAACAATATTGTGATTATTCTAGAATAGTTAGAATAGGAAATCGTCCTGCACCAACTAAAAAGATATTAATAGTTTATGATTATTATAAAGTACCTACTGATGATACTGGAGATGTATTTACTGTAAATTCATATAGTAAAGATAGATATTCTAAAGATGTTCCAATATTAGCAAATGGTATAAGAGCAACTGATACTCTTGATTTTAGACCTAGAGTACCAGAATTTGATTTTATTGAAAAATCTCCATTTGCATGGACAAGTAGAGATTTTGTAAGTGGATATGGAACTACACCATCTTTAGTTGTATCAACTGAAGAAACATCAGAAATTGGTCTTAGTTATTATCTACCAAGAATTGACAAATTAATTCTTGGTTTACAACAGGATAATGATGGAAATAAGAGTGGAAAATTCTCATTAATAAAGGGTGTTTCGTCATTAAATCCTAGAGAACCAGAATTAATTGATGATGCAATGCATATTGCATCAATTCATCTTCCTGCATATCTGTATGATGTTAAAGATGCAAAAATAACTCTTATTGATAATAAAAGATATACAATGAGAGATATTGGAAAGTTAGATGATAGATTAAGTAATTTAGAGACAGTAACAAGTCTATCTTTACTAGAATTGGATACTAAATCTTTCCAAGTTCAAGATGCTGATGGTTTTGATAGATTTAAAACTGGTTTCTTTGTAGATGATTTTAAAGATGCTTCTAGAATGGATTTTAATAATCCAGATCATAAAGTAGATATTGATCCTTCAAAACAAGAAATGCTTGTTCCTATAGATAGAGCTACTTTTAAACCAGAATTAGGTGTTGCAGAATTATATGATGTTGGTACATGTGATTTTTCTCAAAATCTAGATTTGCTAGATTTAAATGTACAAAAAACAGGTGAGTTAGTAACATTAAAATATACTGAAGAGGAATCTATTAAGAATGCCTTTGCAAGTCATATAGAGAATGTAAACCCATTTACAGTTGTTAGATATACTTGCGATATTCAACTAACTCCACAATCTGACAATTGGACTAGAACTGTTCCTTCTATAATACGTGAGACAAGAGTTATATGGGGAGATTATAATGGAGAATTAGATCCTGATGATATACTTATTGGAACAAGACCAGATGATCATATAAGATCTAGAAATGTTGGTTTCCATGCTGTTGGTTTGAAACCAAAAGTAAGGTATTATCCATTTTTTGATGGAAGAAGTGGTATTGACATAGTTCCAAAATTAATAAAAATAACTATGGTCTCTGGATCATTTAAAATTGGTGAAACTGTTAGAGGTTATGGTATTAATAGTTCTACTGTTCCTAATATTACATTTAGAGCTGCACAACCAAATCATAAAACAGGTGCTTATGATTCAGTTCCTAGTGGTGGGGGATATAAAGCTAATCCATATGATCCAACAGTGGATATACCATCAGTATATACCGAATCATCTACAATATTAAATGTAGATATTGCATCATTATGTGAAGATGCTCAAGGAGATTTTCATGGAAGAATTTCTACAACAATGCGATTTAAAGGAGAAGAAAGTGGGGCAACAGCAGTTTTAGATTATTCAGTAAACACAGGAAGTCCAGTTCAATTAATTTCTGATGAATTTGGTGCTTTATCTGGATCATTCTTTATTAGAGAACCTAATTTAGATCCACCACCACCATTAAGATTTCCTAATGGTACTTGTACATTTAGATTAACATCATCTAGTACTAATCAAGATATATCTCCTGTTGATAGTGGAGGAACTGTTACTCAAGGAGAAGCAGAATATCATACCACTGGTACTATAAGAATTGTTGATAGAACGCCAGTGGTGGTACGTATTCCGCCTCCACCACCTCCACATGATGACCCATTGGCTCAGTCATTTACTACTGGTAATGATGGAATGTTTGTATCATCTGTAGATGTATATTTTGCAGAGAAGGATGAATTCCAACCAATAACTTGTGAAATAGTAACTGTTGAACTTGGAACCCCAACAAATCAAGTATTGCAGGGGTATTCTCAGATTCAATTAGATCCTCAAGAATTAGATTCTTCTGGAACTTCTATCATTAAAACTTCTTTAGATGCTTCCATAGCAACTAATATTAAATTTCCATCACCTGTTTATTTGGAACCAAATACTGAATATGCTTTAGTTCTTAGAGCAGGTTCTAGTAATGCTTATAAAGTTTGGTGTTCTAGAATGGGCGAACCTACTATTGAGACTAGAAATCTTGATGCAGCAAGTCAATCTATCATTGGAGATCAGTATATTGGAGGAAGTTTATTTAAGTCTCAGAATGCGACTATATGGACTCCTAGCCAATTTGAAGATCTTAAATTTACATTATATCAATGTAATTTTGAAACATCAGGTAGAAATGGAACATTAACACTATACAATCCTTCTCTAGAGTATAAAAATGTCAACTTTAAGACTGGTACGAATGCTATAGAAACATTCCCAAGAAAATTAAAAGTTGGTATTACTCTTAATGATAATGCAAATTTATTGAATATTCTAACCACTGGAAGAGAAGTGTCTGCTTCTGCATCAGGATCTCCTGCAGTTTCTGTGGATGCAACAGGTCTTATTGAACAAATTGGTGGTCCAATTAATAAACTATCTGCTGCAAATGCTGGTNTAGGAAGTACTACTGGTGGTTCTGGTTATGGTGGATCTACTCATAATGGAGTTCCATTATTTACAATAACAGGTAGTGGTTCTGGTGCTACTGGAAATGTAACAGTATCAAATGGTAAGGTTGCTAATGTTGCTATAGCAAATACTGGTTCTGGGTATGTAGTTGGAGATGTTTTAGGAATTACTACTGCATCTTTAACAGCACCCAATAAAAAAGGAACTGGTGCTCAAATAACAATAGATGATGTTTGGGGTGTAGATACTCTATACTTATCAAATGTTAAAGGTGAAAAATTCAACACTAACAATTATTTGGTATATACTGCTTCTGATGGAACAACTTCAACAGGGGCAGCAGCAACTGTTGTAACAAGTTCTACTGTTAATGGTAGTCTTTATGAAGGTAATGTTATTAAAGTTGATCAATATAATCATGGATTAACTGCAGATAACAATAAAGTTATTTTAAGTAATATCGAACCTGACACAATTCCAACAACCTTAACTGCAGATCTTAGTTTAACTGGAACTACAGTTTCTGTTGCTAGTACCGCAACATTTGCAAATTTTGAAGGCATCACAACATCTAGAGGTTATGCAAAAATTGGTAATGAAATAATATTCTATGATGGTATTGGATCTGGAACTCTTAGTATATCCCAAAGATCTTTTGGCGATTCAGTTCAAGATAGTCATCTTAATGGATCTACTATTTCTGCATATCAGTTTAATAATATCTCATTAACAGGTATTAATACTACTCATGATATGATTTCCTTACCTAATGCATTAAATGATCTTAAGACAATAGATAGTTATTATGTTACTGCCTCAAGAACTGGAAGAACTAATCTTCCAGATAGAAATGGTGGTAAAGAGCAACTAAGTTTTGTGGAACAAAGTTTTGGTGGTGGAGACTATATACTGTCTACCCAAAACAGTCAATATAATACATTTATTCCTTCCTTTAATGTTCTGGTTCCTGGAACAGAAACATCTTTAACTGGACAGTTAAGATCCGTATCTGGAACTAGTGATGGTGGAGCAGAAGCTTCATATATTGATCAAGGATTTGAATCTGTTAACTTTAATCAAATTAATAGATTATCTTCTCCTCGTATGTTATGTTCAAGGATTAATGAAACTACTAAATTAACTAGTTTACCTAGAAATAAATCAGTTACTTTAAATGTTAATTTTTCAACCACTAATCCTCTTCTATCCCCAGTATTGGATCTTGATAATGGAGCATTTAGGTTATGGAGAAATAGGTTAAATGACCCAGTATCAGATTATGCTAATGATTCTAGATCAAATGCATTAACTGGAGATCCCCATGCATCATGTTATATCTCTCAGGTGGTTAATTTGAAACAACCAGCAACTTCATTAAAACTTATAGTTGGTGCATATAGACATATATCCGCAGACTTTAGAGTTTTATATAGATTACTAAAACCAGATTCAAGTGAAGTTATAGAATCGTACAACCTATTCCCTGGATATAATAATCTTAATGAGAAAGGTGAAGTTATTGATTCTAAGTTAAATAATGGAAGACCTGATGTTTTTGTTCCTGCAAGTTTGCTAAATGAATTTAAAGATTATGAATTTAGTATTGATGATGAGGATGAATTTACAGGATTCCAAATCAAGATAGTTATGAGTGGAGATAATGAGGCATTTCCTCCTAAATTTAAAGATTTAAGAGCAATTGCTTTAGCATAATGTTATCTGTTGAAGGTCATAAAAATCTTTATAGAGATGAAAAATCTGGAGCAATTGTAAATTGCGATGATCGTTCTTATTCTTCATATATCAATATGAGGAATAAGAAAAGGCATGAAAAAGAAGAATTGAAACGATTACAGTCTGATATAGATGAGATAAAATCTCTTTTATATGAGGTGTTAAATAAAAGATTATAAATATTTAAAAATATATTGAGTAATAATGGCAGTATATGTATCCAATATAGTAATTGAACAGGGATTTGATTTTGATACGTCCTTTCAGCTAGAGGATACTCGTTCTAATGCATTTTTAAATCTTACTGGGGCAGGTACAACAGGAATGCTTAGAAAGCACTCTACTAGTTCTAATCCAGTCTCTTTTGCAACTACTGTCACTTCTCCAGAACAGGGAATTATATCCATATCTTTAACTGCTGCAAAAACAGTTAACATAAAACCAGGAAGATATGTTTATGATGTTAAACTAATTACTGCGGAAGGTGGTGAATATAAAGCTATTGAAGGTTCAGCACTAGTACGAGGTGGAGTAACAAGGTAATGCCAAATATAAACGACAGAATTGGATCACAAAATGTAATTAGGGTATTATCTAATGCATCAGCACCTCCAACAAGATTAGTTAACTTAAGTGATGTTAATTCATCACGTAAAACTGAAAATGGGATGGTTCTAGTATGGAACTCATCATCCGAATCTTTTGTAATGTCGGATCAATATACTTCAGCAAATTTCATTGTATCTGGAATTACTACTTTTAATAGTGCGATAGATTCTATTAGTAATACAACAGGTTCAGTAGTAACTGCTGGTGGTCTTGGTGTTGCTAAAGGTTTAAATGTTGGTGGTAGATCTGTTTTTACAGGAATATCAACCTTTAATGGTGCTTTACTCGATATTAATGGCGAAGTAAATATATTAAAAAGTTTAATATTACAACAAAATCTTAATGTAACTGGTGTTACTACACTTACAGGTATTGTAACAACTGGTGGAGATTTATATGTTGGTGGAGATTTATATGTTAGTGATGATGTTGTATATGATGAAATTAATGGTAGAAATCTTAATGTATCTGGTGTTGGTACTATTGCCAATTTAGATATTAGTGGGAATGTACAAGTCTCTGGTATGCTGACTGTTGGGTCATCTAGCATAACATTTGATGGTGAAAATGATATTATTAATGTTGGTGCTGGATTAACTCTTAGTTCTGCAGGAGGAATTTCTGCTATTGGAGGATTAAATGTATCGGGTCTTGGTACAATATCTGGTGGACTTAATGCAACACTTCTTACTGCATCTCAAACTAATATTACAGCACTTGGAACTTTAACTGGATTAACTGTAAATGGTGATTTTTCTCTTACTGGTGCTTCATATAATGCTAGTTGGATTAAATCATCAAATCTCTTTAGAATTAATGATTCCGCTAAATTGACCTTGGGAAGTTCGGATGATTTGCAAATATATCATAATAATAATAATAGTTTTATATCAGAAGTTGGTGTAGGTGATTTAAAAATTCAATCCAATAATGATGTTACTATTGAGAGTACTGGTGGTGCAAATAGTGCAGTTTTTGATATGGATGGTGGAGTTGATTTGTATTGGAGAGGTGGTAGTAATCCTGGTAAAAAACTTGAAGTTAATGAATATGGGGCGTTGATAACTGGAATTATTACTGCTACTGAATTATCTGGAGCAATTGATGGAGGATCGTATTAATGGCAAAACCGAATACTAGACAAGGATTGGTTGATTATTGTTTAAGACAATTAGGAGCACCAGTATTAGAAGTTAATGTTGATGATGATCAAATAGATGATTTAGTGGATGATGCTATTCAAGTATTCAATGAACGTCATTTTGATGGTGTTGAAAGAATGTATCTTAAATATAAATTAACCCAAGAAGATATTGATAGGGGAACAGCAAATAATAAAACTGATAGCGATAACACAGTTGGTATTGTAACTACTTCTGCCACATCTACAAATATAAGTGGATATGGAACAACAACTAGTAATTGGTATGAAACTTCTAATTTTTTACAAGTTCCAGATTCTGTGGTTGGTGTAGAAAAGATATTTAAATTTGATAGTAGTTCTATCTCTGCTGGAATGTTTAGTATTAAATATCAATTATTTTTAAACGATTTATATAGTTTTAATTCAGTTGAATTAATGCAATATGCAATGACAAAATCATATCTTGAGGATATTGATATGTTATTAACAACTGATAAGCAGATAAGATTCAATAAAAGACAAGATAGATTATATCTAGATATTGATTGGGCATCTGAAAGTGAAGGTAATTTTCTTGTTCTTGACTGTTATAGAGCATTGGATCCAGAATCATTTACTCAAGTTTATAATGATATTTTTCTTAAAAAATATTTAACTGCATTGATTAAAAGGCAATGGGGTTTAAATATGATGAAATTTACAGGAACAAAACTTCCAGGTGGTGTAGAATTAAATGGTAGACAATATTATGAGGATGCGGAGAAAGATTTGGAAGATATAAGACAAAGAATGTCTTTAGAATATGAATTACCTCCTTTGGATCTTATAGGTTGATAAGATATGGCATTAAATTCTTATTTTTTACAGGGAACTAAAGGTGAGCAATTTTTATTGCAAGATCTAATTAATGAACAGTTAACAATATATGGGGTAGAAGTATATTATCTACCTAGAAAAATATTTAAAACAGATAATATTATTAAAGAAGTTCAATCATCTAAATTTGATGATTCTTTTTTAATTGAGGCATATTTAAATAATTATGAGGGGTATAATCCAAATAGTGATGTTTTAAGTAAATTTGGTTTAAGATTGACAAATGAAGTTAGTCTTACCATCTCAAGAGAAAGATATGAAGAGTTTATTGCACCATTTTTGGAAGGTATAAGTTCTGGTATTAAAGAAGGTGCTATTACGGAATATACATTTGAAGATTTAATTACTAGACCAAAAGAAGGTGATTTAATATATTTTCCACTTGGTGAAAGATTATTTGAGATCAAAAGAGTAGAATCTGAGAAACCATTTTATCAATTAGGTAAGAACTATGTTTATGAACTAAGTTGTGAACTTTATGAATATGAGAATGAACTTATTGATACTACTATTGAGGAAGTTGATAATACTGTAGAGGATGAAGGATATATAACTCAATTAAATTTAGTTGGATCTGCAATTACTGCTGTTGGTGAAGCAACAGTGGGAACATCTGGAATGATTGGATTTATAGATCTAATAAATGATGGTTCTGGATATGTTTCTGCACCAACTATTGAAATATCTCCACCTCCAAATTTTCCAGTATCAGGATCTAGAGCTAGTGCAGTAGCAATAACAACATCAATTGGTGGTGTTAATTCTCTTAAAGAGATATTATTAACTAATCCAGGATTAGGATATACTTCAGATGCACCCCCACTTATCATTATCAATGGTGGAGGCGGTGCAGGTGCTGCTGTTACGTTTGGAATAGTTGATTCTGGTATTAGTTCTGTTACTTTATCTGAAAGCGGTAGAGGGTATAATGAGATGCCAACTATTGTAACCACAACAGGTTATGATCCAGGAGTTACTGCAGAATTGAGACCAGTTATATCTGCAGGAAAAATTGTTAGTGTTAGGTATAAGAATGCTGGATCTGGATATGCTGGTAATGTAGCTCCTGTAACAATTTCAGGTTTGACAACAACAGGAATAGGTACATTCATATATAATGAAATAGTTACAGGTGAGACTTCTGGTGTTACTGCAAGGGTTAAAGATTTTAATAGAAGAGTTGATTTAAGTCCTTCCTTCCCACCAATTGAACTTAGAGTTTCATTAAATAGTGGAGCATTCTATCCAGGAGAAGTTGTTGTTGGGGGAATATCATCTGCTAGATATATTGTAGAATCTTACAGTACAGATAGTTTTGATGATCCATACGATGCAAATAGTGACATAGAATTAGAAGCAGATAACTTACTTGACTTTACAGAAGGCAACCCATTTGGAGATTATTGATGTTAGGCACTTATTATTACCACGAAATTATTCGTAAAACTATAAT